CTCGCACGGGGATCGAAAAAAAATTAAAAGAGAAAAATTTGAATTCATTTTCTTTTCTTGGGTCTTACTCGACGCAATTTTTGCGCCAAGTAAATACACTCAATATGGACTTGACGCATTTGTGCGGCAAATTAATGTGCGGTTTCGGCCGGTTCTGCGGCAGCGTCGTCGTCATCGTCGAATGGTATCCTATACGTGATTTCGGCCCCGCAATTTGTGCAGTGACATACCTGGTAGATGCCATCACCATCAAAATCACCGTAATCTGCGAAAGAGAAATCGTTGCACCAAATCACTGCGCGCGCGCCACAGTGGAAGCACTCGTACATGCATCCGCCCCCTTCCCGTCATTCCAGAGCTCCCTGGGAAGCTCGATTGTGTAGTCCCGTATCTGCTCTGTTTTTGAGATGTATCCACATCCAACACATTTGTAGTGTCTGGTCGCCGGCGTCGATCTCGACGATACGGGGACCATATAGGCCCGGCATTTCGGGCAAAGATATGTGACCATTACTATCTCCCTTCTGGCGGCCGGGGATGTCTCGACCGCCGCGAATATTAAATTGTGTGCGATTCATTTCGGGATCCTAAAAATTTTTCGGTCCGCTTTGCCGTCCGGTTGAGTTCATCCGCCCGGTGCTGGGCCCACGGTTCACAGCCATATCCTTCAATGCCTTTGCCCGTGCTCGTGTCTGTGACGACATAGTATGGGACGCCGCGAAGGCCCAGAATGGGTGTTACGATGTATCTTGCCATCACACATCACCCGCTTCCCGGTGCAAGCTGTGTTCTGGGTCAAATCCGTCCGGATACCTAGCCCGGAGTTTGTCGAGGTTGAGCTGCATGATGTCGCCCAGGTCCCAGCCCATAGCTGTGCAGTACTCAGCTATCATCCACAGGATGTCGCCAAGCTCTCTTTTGGCATGCTCAGGCTCAAACGGATGCCCCTGGTAGTGCTTTTGATATATTCCCTGCAGCTCCCCGACCTCTGCAGCAAGCCCCCAGAGCGCATGTGCCTCAACCTCATCACGACGCAGCCCCGGGTTGATTGTACGTGCCGCCTGCAACTGATAGCTGTGAGCATCCATTGACACCGGCGGTTTGTTGTCCGTCTCACCCAGCTCATCTGCGTCTATCTCGTATCCGCAGAGGGTAAGCATGTCAATATAGATTGCCTGATTGCCACCAGCCAGCTTTTTGATGAGTTTTTTTGACGGCTGAGATACTCTGTCCGAGTTCAGCAGCCTGCTCAGATGCTCCGGAGATACGTCGTGCTCGCGAGCAAAGTCTCCTTTTTTCTTCGTGCCAACCAAGCCGCGCAGATAGGACCGGAAGCCTATAACATCAAATTTCCTCGATGTGTCACAAATCATTTTTTAAACCTCCAAAATTTCTCGAGCTCATAGATGTTGACCCGCATCAAACTGTCCGCATAATCCCGCACCCCCGCGGGGGCATCCGCGACCAGTTTCTCGTACCGGTCACAGATGCGCTCCCATCTGGGGTCGTCGGCGGACGTGATGCCCTGGACTGTCTGCAGGTCCTCGCGGTAGAGGGCCCAGATTTCCGTGATGATGTGATAGTAGGCTTTTTTGAGTTCTTTCACTTCCATCTTTAGCCCTCCTCTTCGTCATCGCCGTACGGAATTTCCATGTCATCGTCGTCATCACCGTAGACCGCGGCAATGCCTTCGGGAGTGCCTTCGGGAATCCCTAGCTTTTCCCATTTATAGTGCCAGTCAAACTTGCCCTGGGCGTCCGAGATTCGCTTGCTCGATTCTTCGTACCACAAGGGGGTGCCTTTATAGTCCACCTTGCCGGTCAGGCGATTTTTAGTCACCTGCAAGAGCCTGTCGCCGGGGTCCTCGTCTTTGCGGGGTTCGTCGTATCGGATGATGACTGAGGCCAGGTCGGCTATGTGACCGGACCCAGATATGTCATCGTTCCGGAATTCCTGCAGCCCTGCCTTACGGGGATGAGCCACCAGGAAAATGATGACCTGGTGCTTAGTTGCCATCTCGGCGAGAGCTGCGACAAATCTGGTCTGCTGACGATACTGATCCAGAGACATATCGTCGCCCATGGCCGTCATGAGATTGTCGAGCAAGAGCACCCGGCATCCGTACTGCTGGATGACAGTTTCAACGGTTTCCAGCAGGGTTTCGTCGTCGTTATCGTCTAAGTATGTGTTGTCGTAGATGTAGCTCAGGTCGTAGTACCAGCGTTCAATTGCGTCGCCGGCCTGCGTGGCGACTTTGTAGACTACATCGCCTTCCGGCTGTCTCACGTGCCTGACATTTTCCGCACCCGCGAGCTGTCTGTCGAGCCATTCTCTGACACACCAATCCGGCATTTCCCCGGAGTAAATCCATGTGGGGACGCCCTGTTCGATCGCAGAGGCGATAAACTGGCTGCCCAGCGTGCTCTTGCCCTTTCCGCGCTCGCCGGTCAAGATGACAAGCTGGCCGAAATAGATTCCGCCGATTTTTTTGTCCAGAATAGGAAGTCCGCTCCGTATCCTGGGCAGGTCCGCAAGGTTAATGCGCTTGACGTCGGCCATGCGCTTCGTGCGCTTGTTTTTAACGGGGACGGCGCGAGCGACTGCATCGAGGACCGCCTGCTTTCCGTATTTGCGCAGGATTTCATTTGCGTCTTTACAGCCCTTGTAATCCTCTTCCCGGACATGTTTCACGGTACCCCGGAAGCGCGTCTGCATGTCGTCAAGCAGGGTGATTTCGCCGCGCTCGCAGTCCCCGAAAACAATCAGGGTCTTATATTTACAAAGGAAGTCCCAGCAATGCGGAATCCACGTAAAACCGTTTTTCCCTGTAGGAACCGATACAGCATTGAGAACGCCGGCTTCCGTGCAAGACAAACTGTCAATCTGTCCTTCAGTCATCACGAGCGTGTCGCTCTTTTCTGGACTGCAGTGGTCCATTCCGAAAAGGATCGGTTTGCAGTTCGCCTCGCACCACTCTTTGTTAGAGTCGCGGGAAGGGTCATAGTCCGTCTTTCTGTACTTAATAAATGTCATCACTTTGTTCTCGTCGTAAAACGGGAATATCAGGACGCTTTCGTTGTCCTTCCGTACGGTAATCGCATACGATTCCGTGATTTCCTTTGAGATTCCGCGGCTTTCCATATACTCAACCGCGGGAGTCTTGCTCTTGGGCCTGGGGTAGTGCCTCAGACTTTTATATCTGTCTTTCCGGCTATAGTATTCGTCCACGTCCCGTCCAAGCGAGAAATCGAAATCCTTGTGTATCGTGACCATGTTGCCCTTGGCTCCACAGGATGCCCGCATGCATTGAAACTGGCCGGTTTTGCGATTGATTGCAAAAGTCTTTTTGTCTTTTCCAGCACTTCCGCCGCAATACGGGCACACCTGGAAATGGATTTCGTCTCCGCGAATAATCGTGCGGATATTCATCTCGCGTGCGAACCGGAGCGCATCGTCTTCCGAAAATACGTAGATAGGCTTATACATAAACCCTCCTATACCATCTATGTCCACAGACTGTCATCCGACAAATCGAGGTCATCGAGCGGGGCCGGAGTCCAGCTTCCGTCATTAACATCATCGGTCGCATGCTCAGTCTGCAATAATCGTTCGTCATCCGTCCGGTCCCCCGAAGGGGAAAAGCTTTCTTTTGTATTGGTATCTTTTGTATGTTTGTTTCTTTTGTGGGTGGTCGCCTGACCGTCAGTACTGACGGCCGTGTGACCGTCAGTACATACGGTTGCCTGACCGTATACCCCTGGTTGCCTGACCGTATACGGCTGTGTGACCGTATGCGGTTGTGTGACCGTCAGTTTCCAATTTTCAGGGCTATTTATCTGTATGGAATTCGTTTTCCTGGGCCCGCGAGATTTCACAACTAACACGTTTTTTTCGGCTAGTTTCGCGACAACTCTCTGCATTGCACGGAGATCATGTCCAGTATCCGCGGCCATTTTTCTGACGGAAATCGTGTCCGATGCTTTACCCCAGCCGTATGTTTTCCGGGCTACGTACAGTAAAACAGTAAATTCCAGTGTGGAAAAATTTGAAAGAATAGCAGCCTCAAGAACCTCATTGGGGAATCGTGTGAAGTTATCCATATTCCCCCCTTTCCAGCCTCTCTTTTATGTCGCGATAAAGAATCTCGCGGATAAGGGCCCCGGATGTACCCGGCTCACAAAAAATCACGGTCGCGTCGTATCTGGCCATCCAGGCTGTGAGGGACGCCAGAAATGCTTTCGGATTGAAACGGCTCCGATATGAATGTCGCCGGATTTTCTCCCAGCTCCCGCCCTCGATCAGTAAATAAATTTTCGCTTTCGCTTCCCCGGCGCGTTCGAATTCACGTTTGAATCTGTCGCGCTCTCTCGTAAAGCAGGCCGCTGCTTCGTCCAGACTCATCTTGCGTTCGACGATACAGGCCGGGGAAAGACGTACGGAAGTATCATATAAGGGTGTTCCGTCCGGAAGCGTTACATTAGCGCAGTAGTCGCCGTAATCGAGGGTCGCTCTTTCGAGGTTGTCCCCCAGGGCCGCGAATCTCTCCGCAGCCTTGGGGTTGGCCTGCTCTCTTGTATCGGCAACCACTCTGTATGTCCGTAATGTGTCTTCAATTTCGAATCTGTCCAGCATGGTCGCCTCCGTGGTCAGTGTCGGAATCAGTCGAAGGGAATCTCGTCGATATCGGCTACAGTGGTAAAGCCGCCGCTCACGTAGTCGTTGACGCTTTCGGCCGCGGGCTTGCGCTCGATGAGCTTGTCGTTAGGCATCCGGCCAGCCTTACCCTGGCGGACAGCATCCGCGGTGCAGGTCCAGCGCATGCGGGTGTGCTGGTAGATCCTGCCGTTCCACTCGCTTTCTTCAATGTGGAACTTGCCCCCGATGATTTTGCCTTTCAGCTTTTTCTCGTCGCCGTCGAAGACGTAGCCGTTGTTGGAGTCTTCCAAATCGGAGAAGAAAGAGTCCCAGTTGGTGACGATGTAATCTGCGCAGCCCTGATAGGGGATGGTCAGGCGGAAAGTTCCGTCGTTGGGCCAGCGCTTGTCCTCGTTGGAGTTGCGGTCGTACATGGCTTTGAAATGTCCTGCGAACTCTCCCTCTTTGATGTCGAACATAGTGACCAGCTGGTCGAATCCAGACTTGGTCTTGACGACCTTTGCCCCGAGGATTTCGACGACATAGGGGGCTTTCGGGAGCTGAGGGAACTCCTGGCGGCGGTTTTTGCGGTTGTAGGTGGGGAGTGTCATGATTTCTTTTCCTTTCTTTGTGTCTGTATTTTTTTTCTGTATCTATGTAAATCCGTATTGATATCAGTAGTCTTTGAGGGCCTCAATCACAAGCATGATATCGTTGTCGATTTCGTCGGTCTGGAAGGCGCCCATGGGAACCTTGGCTGTGCAGTTGTCGGCGGACAGGATGTATTTGTATTTCCCGTCTTTGCGGACCGCCCAGATGACCGTGTTCATCTTGCTCTCTAAGACAAGCTTTTCGAGTTTGCGTCCGTTGGTCTTGATTCTGGTCTTGACGATGCCGTTGTCGTCCGAAACTGTCTCGGAATGACACAGGATGATAACCGTCAAATCGTCTCTCAGGCTCAAAGCCTTGTTGACTACCGCCCAGCCGTTCTGCGCCAGGTCTGTCCAGGCGCTGCGTTTGTCCCCGCCCTGCATGGCCAAGATACGCATTTCCTCGGCGACCATGAGCGCATTGAGCGTGTCGATGACAACATATTTGATGTGCTTCGCCGACGGGCTTTTGTCGATCTTGTCGAGCAACTGCAGCACAACCTGGAATTTATCCGTGCGGATATAGTTCTTGTTTACCTTGCTGTACTGCTTTTTCCATCCGCGCCAGGTCAGGCCCTTGCCGTCGCTGTCGATGTAGTAGGTCTCGGCCGGGGGAAGATTTCGCATGGATGTTGTCTTGCTTGCGCCAGACTCTCCAATCACGCCGATTACCATTTCTTTTTCCTTTCCGTATAGCTTTCGCCTCGCCGGCGTGCTATACTATATGTAGGGTTTACAGTTACCTTGCCGTCCAGGATGTTGCCGCATCCGGGCGGTCTTTTTTTTTGTTCTCCCATGAATTTCAATCTTTTCTTCGCAGGTCGGTCATGCGCAGGTCAATAACGGATTCTTTCGCCCGCGTCATCGGCTGCGACTTTTTGGCCGGTCTGCGTCTTTTGTGGTTGTTGCGCGGCCTCAGCTGTCGGATGCTGTCGGCTAACAGGATGAGGGCCAGGCTTAAAATGGTCGAACTGACTAAAATGTTCATTTTTCGCCGCCTTTCTGACCGCTTAATGCCGTCTCTTTGGCGATAAAAAAAGAACCCTGGTCAAGGTCGTCAGGCGAAAACCCTGTAAGCTGACAGTATGCATATACATATGCCGGCCTAATCGGCTTCCGCCCGCATTCCCACTTGTTTATGACGTCGCGGGAAACGCCGAGCCTTCCTGCCATCTCATCCTGCGTAAGCCCTGCGTTTATGCGGGCCGCACGAAGTGTGATTTTTGGCATTTCGCTTCTCCTTTCCTATATTCAGTTGGTAGTGTTGCCCCGATCCCGGAAGCCGGGTCTTCGTTGCTGTATGGAGTGATCCCTTCGTTTTTTATACCGGTATCTGCTTCCGGTTCTGTACCTCTCTGTTCTTTATGATGTCATTATAGACCGCATTAAGCAGTCTGTCAACACATTTTTTATTTTTTTTCTTGACAAATGTCCGCTTTTAGTATATATTTGGTATATAGAAATAGCGCTGCGAGCCTTGTTTTATGCGGTTTTCCGGGCCTTAGACTATCAAAAAAATTTTCAAAATTCGTATAAAAAAGCTGAAAAGTATGGAGAAAATCGGAGGAAAAATCATGACTACACCTATGACAGCCAGTGACTATGCCGAACTGGCCGGAAAGAATTTACGAAGACTCATGAAAGAAAAGGATGTCACTCAGGCCCAGCTTTCCCACGACCTGAAAATTTCAAAGGGAACCGTTAATAGCTGGGTAAGGGGACAACGCCTCCCCCGCGCGGCGGCCATGGATACCCTCTGCCGGTATCTGCAGTGCACAAGATCTGACATCATGGGCACAGACCCCCAGGAGCTCCCCCAGGATGTCCCTCAGGCCGTCCAGGAGCCCCTGAGAGACGCCGAAGCCGACGACTTGAAATACGTCCTGGATGCACTCGATCAGGCCGGCCTGGGCCGTCTGGAGGCCCTTGTGAAGGCTGCTGTCGGGGTCGATAACAAAACTTTGACTTTCGTCACGGGAATCTTACAGAGAAACCAGCAGTAAAATTTTGCATTATAATAGGTAGGAACACATTCAATTCGTTAACCGCCCGCCCCTGGCAGCCACCGGGAGCGGGTTGTTATATCATTTCATTATTTTAAAAGGAGGAAACATGAAAAATGCCAAAAGCCAAAAAACTCAAGAGTGGATCATGGAGATGCCAGGTGTTTGCGGGATATGGGCCAGACGGAAAACGCCGTTATGAGTCTTTTACCGTGAAAGACCCGTCGCGCGCCGGGAAAAAGGAATGTGAAAGATTGGCTGCAGAGTGGTCACAGAATCGAAAAGAACGAAACAGCAGGGAAATGACAGTAGAAGAAATTGTGGAACGGTACATAGAACTCAAAGAAAAAGTTCTGTCGCCGGCCACGATCGATCATTATGACCAAATCAAACGGACTTCCCTGGACGGCATCCGGACATACACAGCCGGGGACCTGTCACAGGCTATTGTGCAGCAATGGATCAATTTGTTAGCAAGTCGCAATAGTCCAAAATATGTAAGAAACGCAAACGGCCTGCTGCAATCCGCACTCAAATTCGCCGGTCTCCCGAGCATCTCCGTTACCCTTCCAGCGCCCGTGGAATTTACGCCGCACGTCCCCGATGATACAGAAGTCAAAAAACTGATCGACTATATCACGGACACGACTTACGAAGACAGCCGCCGCGACATGAGACCAAGGTATGAATTAAAAATTGCTGTCATGCTGGCCGCGTTTGGTTCGCTCAGGCGCGGCGAGATATGCGCTTTACGGACAGAGGATTTTGACAGAGAGCATTTGACCGTCCGGATTAACAAAGATGTGGTAAAAGATAAAGACGGCTACTGGGTGACCAAACCCACGCCGAAAACGTCTACATCTAATCGCACCGTGGAGCTTCCGCAATTCGTCCTGGATGCCATTGATTTCTCGCGTCCAGGGACCATCATCAAGGGAACGCCGGACCAAATCTCAAACCGCTTCAGACGGGCCGTCAGATTTTCCCGCGTCAAGTTCCGTTTTCGATTTCACGACCTGCGTCATTATTATGTCAGCATTGCCCACGCCCTGGGCGTGCCGGATGCCTACATCATGGAGATGGGCGGCTGGCGCACCGATAGAACAATGAAACGTGTGTATCGCAGCACCCTGGCGGACAGGGCCAGGACGGAACGCGACAAGATGACATCACACTTCAGCGGAATGTTCGCTCAGGATCCAGCGGATTCGTGTTGCAACACGTGTTGCATAGACTCCGAAAAACAGCAAAAAACGCCCGACCCCTTGGCGGACGTACAGGCGCTCAAAACACAAAAAATCCGCATAAACACTGGGCTTTTCGACCACTCCAGCATCTACGCGGAACATTCAAACAGTGGAGACGACGGGATTCGAACCCGCGAGGATTTGTCAGATTGACGCGGAAAACTGGCACTGTATGTTGCATTTTGTGTTGCATAGCCTCGAAAAACTTGATTTTTAATTGATTTTTGGGCCGTTTCAACTGCTTGTTGGCGGCCCGTCTTGTGTTTATAATAAAGATATATTCAGAACATGTCAAACACAAAACAGAACAGATGACGGATGCCAGAAAGGACGCAGACCATGACAGACGCACAACAGAGAGAAGCCGCACGCCAATTTTTTTATAGATGGAACGGGCGCGGGAAAGAAGACGAGGACGCGCGCTCATATTGGATTGAACTCTTGTCGGATGTGTTCGGCGTGGAAAGAGTGACTGAACGGGTCAATTTCGAAAAGAAGGTCGCGGGCGACAAAAGCAAGAAAAGAATTGATGTGTACATCCCGGAAACCCACGTTGTCATTGAACAGAAGTCCCTGGGAATCCCACTGGACAAGCCCCAGGCCGGTCATG